AAAAAAAAACAAAAACTAAAAAACTTCAAATGAGTAGAGGCGGACGAGTTAAAAAATAGTGGAAATAACAAAATTCATCAAGCACGTTTCAACGAAGGTTGATAAAGAAATTACCGACCGCAAGGATGCCTTTGCAATGGGAAAGATAGAGGACAACAACTATAAAAAGGTTGTCGGCGAACTAAGAGGTTTGCAAATCGCAAGAGATTTGATAAGAGAATCCTCAAAACATATTGAGGAAGACGATGAGTAGCACAACCTTTAAGTTAGAGGAAGTAGAATTAAAGAATGACAAGTATCCAAAGCCAACAGGTCACAGGATATTGATTAAGACACTAGATGTCGCAAATAAAACAAATATGGGAATTTATTTGCCTAGCAAGTCCGTGGAAGACCACAGGGCTATAGCGTCAATAGGAAAAGTTATAGAACTAGGCAAGGATGCATACAATAGGGATGATATGTCTGAACCGTGGTGCAAGGTTGATGATTATGTCATGTTCGGCAAGTATGCAGGACACAGGTTTAAATTCGGTCAAGCGGAACTCCGCATAATGAACGATGACGAGATTCTGGGAGTAGTCCCAGATATAACTGAGATAAGTTAATTATTTCATTTAATTAGTAGCTTTATAGCTATGCAGAAGGCCACCATTTCGGTGGCTTTTTTTATTCTTAGGAGATACCTATGCAAATAGTACACGATACTTCGGCTAGTAAAAAGAAGCCGATGCAAGTTGTGGAGGAAGGCAAAGAAGAGAAACTCAAGAAGTTCGATGACGAAGAAGCGTTAGAGAAACTTGAGGCAATCGAAGAGCCAACGGAAGCAACAGACGCTGATGAGGATGAGCCTCAGGAAGCGAAAGTTGAAGAGGAGAAAGAGGAAGTCGAAGCCAAAGCCGATGAGGCAGAGGAAGAAGCTCCCAAAAAGAAATCAAGACTTCAACGCAGAATAGATGAACTAGTAAAAAAATCTAGTGCCTATGAGCAAGAGAGAAACCAGTATTATGGTCGTGTTCAACAACTCGAAAACGAGTTAAAGAAAACGAATACCTTAAATAAGGACTATACTAAACTACAAAAGAATTATTACGACTCCCAATTAGAGTCAGCAAAAAAACTTTTGGAAAAAGCTCGCTCTGAACACACGTCTGCCTATGAATCGGGTGACTCTGGCAAAATGCTAGAGGCGGCTGAATCCATAGCGGATGCAAAAGTGGAACTAAAATCACTTGAGCAACAAAAACATTTGTTTGAAGACACGGAACCCGTAAAGGAACCGAGTTATCCAAGTGTTCCACCTGCTCAGACACAAGCTCCACAGCAGGCAGTTCAACCAGACCCAAGAGCCCTACAATGGGCACAATCAAATACTTGGTTTGGACAGGACGCTGCAAGGACAGGGGCAGCTTATGCCATAGACGCACAGTTAAAAATGGAGGGATACAATCCTTCCTCTGAGGATTATTACTCAGAACTCGACAAGCGAATAGGGGATGCGTTTCCTTCCATGAAGACAAATTCAAAACCAAAGCAAGTCGTAGCGAGTGTAACTCGTGCACCATCCGCACCTAAGAGGGTCAAACTGACTCAAGGCCAATTGGCAATGGCTAAGAAACTGGGTGTGCCACAAAATGAATATGCCAAGTTTGTGAGGAACACAAATGACCAATAAAAATATAAAAACACCGTCTGAGGAGACCGCATCTAGGTCTCATCCGAAACGAAAAGTAACCTATACACCTCCTTCATATCTAGATGCACCCAAGCCAAAGGTTGACGGCATCAAATACCGATGGCTACGAGTGAGTGCGGGTGGGGAGGATGATGCTCGAAACATAGCAAAACGGAAACGTGAAGGCTATGAGTTCGTTAAAAAAGAGGAACACCCCGATTTCGATGTCCCTATGCATGAATCTGGAAAGTACGCAGGAGTGATTGGACACGGAGATTTAGTTCTCGCTAAAATACCAGTTGAAATGGCTGATGCTAAAAAGGAATATTTTCAAAATAGGACTAAACAGCAAACACAAGCCGTTGATGCTGATGTTTTAAAAGAACAACATCCATCCATGCCTATATCACAACAGCGTAAAAGTTCTGTCTCTGTTGGTAAAAAAACAGGATAGACAAAATTTTCTTGTTAGGGGTTTTTAACTTTTATACAGGAGAAATATTATGGCAAACGTAGACGCCGCTTTCGGTGCAAGGCCAGTAAGACATCTCACTGGAGGCACTATCAGAGCTAACGAGTATAAAATAGTTAAAGAATACGCAGCAAATGTTTTTACTGGTGATTTCGTGAAACTTGCGGCTACTGGATACATCCAAGTGGCAGCAGCGACAGAGAGATTACTAGGCGTATTCGCAGGCTGTAAATATACTGCGTCTGATGGCTCAGAAGTCTTCAAGAGATATTGGCCAACCGGAACAGCTACACTAAACGATGGCGATGTCACCGCTTATGTGTATGACGACCCTAATATTGTCTGGGCTATTCAATCTTCTGGCAGTGCTGACTTCGCCGACATCGGCAATTTAGCAGACATTGTTGCAGGTACAGGTAGTACCGTAACAGGTCAATCTGCCTTTGAGATTAATGGCACGACAGGAACGGGCACAGCAAATTTGCGAATTCTCGGATTGTATGAAGAACCAAAAAATGCCTATGGTACTAATGGCGTGTTGGAAGCAGTTATATGGGAACATGAACTGATTGGACATGACCAAAGTACGGCAGGCGTATAAGGTATAGGAGAAAATTATGGCTATTAATAGAAGTCAACTCGTTAAAGAGTTGGAACCCGGTCTCCACGCCTTATTTGGAATGGAGTACAAACGATGGGAACGTGAACACGCTGAAATATTCACAGAAGAAAGCTCAGACAGAGCGTTTGAAGAGGAAACTCTACTTACGGGCTTCGGGGCTGCACCAACTAAATCAGAGGGTGCTTCTATCGAATATGACACTGCTTCAGAGCAATGGACTGCAAGATATGTGCATGAAACTATCGCCCTAGCATTCTCAGTTACTGAGGAAGCTGTGGAAGATAACCTTTATGACACATTATCAAAACGGTACACTGCTGCTTTAGCACGTTCTATGGCTTACACTAAGCAGGTAAAAGCAGCTAATGTCCTAAACAATGGATTTAGTTCAAGTTACACAGGTGGAGATGCGAAAGCATTAATGACTACAGACCACCCTACACTTGAGGCAGGAGACCTTGCTAATGAACCGTCAACAGCAGCCGACTTTTCTGAATCTTCACTGGAATCAGCAATCATTTCGATTGGTGGTTTTGTGGATGACAGAAATGTCCCAGTTGCGGTTAACGCTCGTAAGCTAATTATACCAAAAGACACAGCATTCACTGCTCAGAGAATTCTGAAAAGTGACTTGAGAGTTGGTACTGCTGACAATGATATCAACGCAGCTAGGTCAATGAATATCCTTCCACAAGGATATGCGGTAAATCATTACCTCACTGACACTGATGCGTGGTTCATTTTAACAGACCTTATCAATTCTGGTCTTAAAATGTTCCAAAGAAGAAGTTTAAAAACTTCTATGGAACCAGACTTTGAAACAGGAAATATGCGTTTCAAGGCTTCTGAAAGATATTCTTTCGGATGGTCTGACTGGAGAGCTATCTTTGGCTCACCGGGTGCGTAATAAAGTACGAACTAGGGGGGATTAATTCCCCCCTTTTTATTTTCTAGGATTAATTAATTATACCAACTGCCCTAGCAGACAATCGTAGAAGCGATGGTATAATTTAACTACGGAGAATTAAAATGGCTAATACAACTTTTAGTGGTGCAGTAAGGTCAGAGACAGGTTTTAAAGTAATTAATAAAGCTGCCTCTACTGGTGCCATCACAGAAACAGGAGTTAATCTTAACTCAACTGGACAATTATGTGCACTTGGAACTCACAAGTTTCAATCTTTCGCAGGAACTCTAGCATCAACAGATGCTGCAACTACAGCATACGGCGATGGTGATGTTCTTGTGGAATTAGGAACTCTGAATACAGACCATCCAGATGATTTAGTAACAGCTACTAAATTTTTTATTCACAGAGCATTAATTGGTATTACAACTGCGGCGGGACAAACTCTTGT